CCATAAAATATTGTTTATAACCTACATAAGCTTTACCTGTTTTAGTATTTGTTATAATATAAACAAATCCAAACTTATCAAGGTTAGGTACAAAAGGTTTTCCAGTATGATAACATATCCAATGATTTTCCATACTATATAATCTCCTCTACATTAGGTTCTCTTTTAACTTTTGTAAGATATCTTTTACCTTTTTCATACTGAAAGATACGAAGTCCTTTACCATCATTAGCATTACTCCAACACATAAACTTATGAGGACAAAAGATACAACGAATATCAAGCTTACGATTTCCAGACTTACCATCAGGAATATCTGCATAACATCTATCAGGTACTGTTTTATTCTTAACAATCTTTTTAAGATGTGTAACTCTTTTCTTTGCATTAATCATTTCCAATGAATGAACAGGAGATAAACATATCTCCCCACTCTGTTTATCTATAGCTAAAAAAGCAGCTCTATCGACTCCATTTGCTTCAGCATAGGCAGAGATCTGTGCTATGTAACCAAAGGGATCATCCGAAGATAACGTATTGTTTTTAAACTTTTGAAACCCTCTCCAAGATGCACTCTTACAATCAACAAGTACATCATCAATCATACAATCTTGATGACCTTTAATACCTGCAACAGTAACTTCTTTCTGTTGATGAGTAACTTTATGTCCTGCAACTAATGACAATAACATTAGTAACTCTTCTAAAAGATACCCATATAAAAATTTAATACGAGTACTGGAAGATAGAGGTTCTTTATTTGGTTTATTAATATCATACCATAATTGTCTATCAGGTTTACCAATAGCAGATAATCTTAAATTTCCCTCTTGTCTTGGTATTTCATATAAGAATTTTTTTACATGACCTTTTATGGCTGTAGCAAATTCATCTATAAAAGCATCTACTTTCTTTTCAGAAACGGATGGATCTTTAGAGGTAAACAAATCATTAATATCGTCAACTAAAGTTTCTATTTTTTTCATAGCAAAATAAAGGGGTACTTTAAATACATAAAATACCCCTATCCTTTCTAATGTTAGGATGCAAATGCATCTTTTTCATCAGATGGTGGGCATACATATCCACCTTCAACGACTTTAAATTCATCATCACCTGATGTGTCGACATAAGGAATCAAATCTAAAACTTGTACTGTTTTTAAATCAGCAGTAACGCCTTTGTTTCCTGCATACTTCCATGCTCTAGGAGTATACAAGACAGCAACTTTAGATCCATTTCCAATTTTACTTCCATCCCAAGTTTCTTTTGCTGCATCTATAACCTTTGGAGGATTAAACTTTCCACTTCCATCAGGTTTATTTACTTTCTGTTTGATCACAACATAATCTGTAGGATGTTTTTCATTTGCAGGTTTGAGAATTAAATTATCCTCAACAACTGTCTTCATACTTTCTTTGTCAAGATCACAAACATTAATTGACCATACAGGTTCAAAGTTAGTGTTTGGATCTGTAACAGAAGCAAAGTATGCTGTTCCATTTATAACACTCATAGGTGCTCCTTTCTTTTTTTTATTATTAATACCATTATTATGACATACTTTTAACAAAATGTCAAGAACTTTTTAATGTGTTTCTGCCCATGTAGTTCCTATCTTATATTCACTATCTAATGGGCATCTAATTTTTAAAGTTCTTTCCGTATCTTTAATAGCTAATTTTGTTATCTTACAGAAATCTTCTACATCTTTATTTAAAACTTCAAATTGATATTCATCATGTATACTTGCAACAAGTTTAACATCTAATTCTTTTTGCTGTACTCTTGCCATCATATAAATAAGCCATTGCTTACAGATGATAGCACCTGCTCCTTGTAGTAAAGTATTTAAAGCAACATGAGGACTTCGTATATGAAGTATACGTCCATCAATAGCACGAAGTATTCTTGATCGAGCACTCTTCTCAACTCTTGATCTTAACCTTCGTAGTGATGGAAGATTAGCTAAGAATCTATTAATTAATTTTGATCCTTCTTTCTTCTTTAATCCTAATATACTTCCTATCTTTTCAGATCCTGCACCATAAAGAAAAGCATAGATAAAAGTCTTTGCCTGATCTCTATCTTTAATACCTGCAAGTTCCATATTCTTCGTATGTATATCACCAGTTAATAATTCTTTTGTGTACTTATCATCCTTCAGATAATGAGAAAGGCATCTTAATTCTAATCCACTTGCATCAGTACCTACTAATTTATGTGTATCAGTATTAGAAACTGTCCATAAGTTTCTACATTCTTTTCCATACTCTGAATAAACTGCAGGGATCTGTGCCATATTTGGACTGTGGTGTGCCATACGACCTGTTACAGTTCTTAATGTCATAACCTTACCATGTACTCTACCATCATCTTTACAAGCTTTAATCCATGAGCTAATCATAACAGATCTTTTTTGTATAAGAAAATATCTAATAAACTTTTCAGCTAATGGAATAAGATCAGGTTCAGTTATAGTTTTTAATACTGCCTCATTCACAACAACATGATCTTTATCTGTATAGACTGTGGGTTCCCATCCTCTATCCATAAGTCTTTGTCCAATCTGTTGACGAGAGGCAATGTTAAAAGGTATTTCTTTTGTCTTTGTTTTTAATTCAATAATCGTTGGCTCAAATATTTTTAATGACCATTGTTCTAACTCATGTAACTCATCACTAAGTTGAGCATTTAATTTTATAGCTTCTTGTAAGTTCAAAGCAAATCCATTTTCTTCCTGTTGATCTAGTAATTGTCTAACCTTGTATTCTAATTTTAAAGATTGTAAAGAAAAATCTGATCCCTCTTCTTCTAAATATTTTGCAAGAGTATACGTTATTTCTGCATCTTGTTTACAATAATCTAACATTTCAGGTGTGTATGTTTTAAAATCTTCAACATCCTTTTTAAGTTTTCCTAATCTTTTTCCCCATGCTCTTAAACTATGACCATCTTCTCTGACAGGTTTAAACAATTGAGATTCAAGTAATGTATCTCTGATCTGTGTAGGTTTAATATCTGCATTGGTAAACTTATTTAATAATGGTGCATCAAATGAAATACCATTGTGCATAATAAAATGGTCAATCTTTTTAGACCATTCACCAAATTCTAAACAGTTATCTTGTGTCCAGGATTTTACTTTTCCTGTGTTATAACACTTGGCAACGATACAATGTATCTTTGTTACATCTTCTTTTAATCCATCTGTTTCTATATCAACTACTGCTGTTGTCATTTTTTTCATCCTCTTCTATTGCACCACACCAATTACATTCCTCATCTTTACCAACAGACATTTCTGTTTCTTCTTGTATACAATAGTGTTTCCACATTTCTGTTTTACTCATACTGAAAAACTTTCTCCACATCCACAACTAGATGTAGCATTAGGGTTTGTTATTCTAAGTGAAGATCCTGCTATATCACTTACAAAATCTATAGTTGTATTCATTACACTTAATGTAGCAGTAGGATGAATATATAAAAAACCACAATCTAAATTTACCATGTCATTGTCTTTCATATCTTCTTCTTTCTTTGTTATTAATTCCCATGCGTACCTTAATCCTGCACATCCACCACCATCTACTGCTAACATTACACCTTTAGCATTACCTTCAGTAATTATTTTAGATAAATGTTGATCTGCTTCTTTGGTTATTGTTACTACCTCTGTCATATTCTTCTCCTTAATCTTTATTTTATACTTATTTCTGCATCTGTTTCAATCCAAACTTTAGCACCACAATATAAAGGTTTATTAGGGCTGTAAATAACTCTACTACTTCCTAATATTTCTACTCCATGTGCATAGGTATTATCTTTATAAGTTTTTATAGTTAGAACAGGTTCATTCTTATTATGTTTGGCATTAGATTTTATTTTAGATTGATTAACATGAATTCTTTTTTTCATACTCCACACATCCCATCACATTCATCTACTAAACCATTACCCTCAAACAGTTCTATTTGATTTTTTACTTTTGATTTTTTTAAATCAACTTCATCTAAAGGAATACGTTCTGCATGAAGATAAACTTTATCATCTGTTTTAGTTCCAACTCTAATAAGTTTATCAAATTCTACAACCTGCTCCCACTCTTCAGGACTTTCAGTTTTTAAATGTTGCCATTCTGTATTAGTTTTATACGGACAAAAAGTACACGCTGATCTTGGTGGAACTCTATCATAGTATTTAGTAAACCATTCCTCACAATCTTTTCTTTGTATTTTTAAATCAACTAATGGATAAACATTAGTAATCCATTTGATTTGATTGGTACGCATACGAAACATTTCATCATAAGAAATACCCATTAACATCTCAACATTAGTTCCTTCTTTTCTATGTTGACTTTTCTTTAATCCTAAAAGTTTCCTTACTTTTTGATTAACAGGATTGATTTTATAATTACTTGTGCATTGCCTTCGCATCAATCCTTTCTTTTTAGTGATAGAGTTTACAGTAAACAGAGGTATTGTTAAAAATTTATATTGTCCTATACCTTTAGCACTTTCTATAGTATCTTGTTTTAAATCACCAAAGGATACTCTATGAATTGGATAAGAAAGTTTAGTTTCTAACCAACCTAACCAATCATAAACTTCTTTAGGTTCTCCTAATGTATCTGCAAAGATAGCACCATCTACCATAGGTAACTCACCTCGTTCAATCATTAATGCTAGTGTACTGCTTTGTACTCCTGCTCCTAAAGAAAGTATACGCATCTTTAAAAATCCGTATCTTCTCTAAAAGGATTATCAACTTGTGTCATTCTTCCTGTATCCTTATTATAATGTAGGTAACAAGCCACACCTGTTTCCCCTGTATATCTATTTTTTAATATACGAATGGTAGTTGTATTAGCAAGTATTTCATCATCTGATTGTTGGTTTCTTTCCATTGCAATTACACTATCAGATAGATGAGCAATGCTTGCAGACCCACGAAGATGTGATAAAGAAACTTCTTTTCCTTCTTCGTGTCCTCTATCCCCCGTAGGTCTGCGTAGGTGGGAAACGAGTAATAAACCTATCCCTGTTTCCTCTACCAATGATCTTAGTTTAGTCATTAAAATATCAATAGACTTTCTTTCATCACCACCATCTTCTTGTCCTGATACAAGGATAGATAAGTGATCCAAGAATATCCATTTACAATCTAAAGACTTCGCCATGTATCTTATGCGACTTAAAATTTCATCATTACTTACTGAACCGAAGTGATCAAATACAAAAAATCTTTCAGTTCCTATTGTTCTTTTTTGCCAATCTTCTAATTGTTCTCTTGTAAATTTATTCCGTACTTCCTTAATATATAATCTAGCATCAGCCTCAACAGACATAAGATTAAATGCTGTGTTCTTAATGTTTTCTTCTAGTGCTAGAATTCCTATATTATCCATTGTGTTTTTCATAATGTGATACATAAGTTCTCGCATGACTGAAGACTTACCCATACCTGCACCACTTGTAAAGGTTATAAGTTCACCTGTTCTCATACCATAAGTTTTAATATTCATATCAGTCCAAGGAAATAAAACAGTTTCACAATACTCTTCTTCATACAGAGATGCACCTAAATCTTTAAGATTTATTATTCCTGCAGGTGTATAGGGTTGTGCTTGCCAAAACTCATTAGTAAATTGAACAGCTCTTCCCATCTTTAAATATTCATTGGCATCTTTTAAAGTTAATTTCATCACCTTACATTTGTTTGGTTCAAATAACTGTGCAACCTGTTGAGTAGCTTCTTTACCTTGTGCATCATTATCAAAACAAAGAACAATAGTTTCAAAGGACTGTAAATATTCTAGAAATTGTTTACAATTTTCAACTGCACTATGAACACCATTCTTAATTGAAATGGCAGGATATTTCTTTCCCATCATTTGATATACAGACATGGCATCTAGTTCACCCTCTGTTACAGTAACTATTTTTCCACCTGAGTTAAATAAGTTTTGACCAAAGAGTAAGGCATCACTCATGTTACCCTCACTCCAAATCTTTTTACCCTCTACCTGTCTTATCTTACTTGCTATATGGCTACCATCAATATTATAATATTTATATATGTGATGTGAAATACTTTCATTATCTTTTTTAACAACAGTATCATATCTTTTAACAACATCTTCGTCTATTCTTCTATCAGGTATGGCACTAGTAATTCCTTTCCAAGATAAATCTTTTTTATCAGTTATGTTAATTATTTTTTCTGTTTCCATTGTAAAATCCTTATCACCTTTGAACCATTTTCTACAGGAAAAACAAAAGGCATGACCATCAGCATGAATATTTAATCCCTTACTTGATCCACATGATCGGCAATGTTCTCTTCTTATCCATTCTTTAGCCATTATATTATATTCCCTATATAAAATGTTATATGTCTTGATATATTTAAATTAATAATTATTAATATTATAAATAATAAATATAATATATATAATAATATATATAATAGTATATTACTACATTTATTATATTTTGTCAAGAACTTTTTTCACTCAATCTAAATCCTTTAACGCATTTTTAAAAAGATTACTAGCAAAATCTACACGATCTCCCATAATATCTTCTACATCTTGTCTAGCTAATCGCTTTGCCTCTTGATCTTCATAGCCCTCTCTTTTATATTCTTTTACAAATCTTCTATACTCTGCTCGTTGTTCTCTATCCCACATTTGTCTAGTCATCTGATTTTTTCCACCAAGTTTTTACATGAACTCCATTGTCAAATATTTTTACAGAAGTTTTACTTTTCTCATAGGTTATAGTTCCTAACATACTCCATAAACCCTTATGTGCGTTTATAAATTCATCAGGTGTCTTATAAACTTTATCTTTAAGTGTCATGTTTTTTCTCCGTTACATGACTAGCATCAGGGTTTTCATTATCCCATCTTTCTAGGTTTGCCCAACCTGTTGCTGTTGAGTAACTATAAGATGGGTCATTCTTTGCTTTCTCTATGTGTAACTCTTCTGTTAATTTATTTATTCTCATATAGGAATTTTGTAATTGTCCTTGTAAATCTTTTACATTCTTTCGTAAGAGTTCTACCTCTTTTATTTTATTCATAGCCATCTCTTTTCCTTTCATTAATGTACTGCAACAACTTCAACATTTTGTGCTACTGCCATTTCTTTTTCTATTCCCCACTCTTCTAATTTTTTCCAAGCTGATGCTTTATCCACAAAATAAACAGGGTGAAAGGGTGGATACTCATCACAAATTTGGTCAATAGGGTAGCGAGTTTCCCATGTCGTTTTATCAAGCCTGTGTTTTCTTTTATGTTGAATTATTAAAAACATTTAGACAAGTCTATCATATAACTGTTGTACTTGACTTTGTATTTCTCTAATAGCTTGGTCAAGTTGGTCAAGTCTTTCTAGAATTAATTGTTGATTAACTAATGTTGTTGGATTTCTTTTATGCCATTCATCAAGCCCTTGATAAAAACTATTAATATCTTTTAAAGATACTTTTCTAACATCATCAACTCCATTACCCTCACATATAGATTGTTGTATATCTGTTGGTATTTCTTCATAGTATTTATATTCTTTTAACATTCTCTTTCCTTTCCTTGTATTTTATTATACCATAAATCTATTTAGTTTGCAAGTTTATTTTATTTTCTCTTTATAAATATAGTGTCTGCGTAAACAACTTCTAACAAAATCATAGTGTCTTCTATATATTTTTTGTGCTTTAGGTAATCTCTTTCCATCACCCATTATGTCATGTAAGTCATGGTAACTCCATTGCATAGTGGAATTACGAAACATTTCTTCAGCTACCTCTCTTACAAAACTTTTAAAAACTTCATTGTCTAGGGTTACATGGTTATCTTCTGTAGGTTTAACTATTGACATCTTTATTCTCCTCTACAAATTTATTTAAATATTTTGTAACAAAATCTTCAATACCCTTACTATGATAATGTTTAACTTTAAATCCTTTATAGGTACTCCAACGACCAGTATTATAAACATAGCCATATTCTTCTTTATTATTATTGTATATTGTTATAATACTATTACTTTTTCTAGTATCTTTAAATTTAATTTTATTATCTTTAAGATACTTAAATACATCTTCGATAGTTTCATTAGTATTTCTTCTTAACCCACCATTCTTCCAGAAATATTCACTCATCTTCATTCTCCTTTCTAATCTCTATATCCAAACATTTCAACATCTTTACCCATTATTTTACGACAACCTGTAGGCATCTCATCACATTCAGGATAAGATGGACAACCTAGATGTGGGTCAATCCATTCTTTCTTTTTCTTTTTTGGTTTTCCTTTTAATCTTCTAATGATACCACTATCTTCATCATATCTATCAAAAAAGTGAGTATCTTTATCTATGTATACCATGTCAACATATATACGTACTCTATTATCTTGATAAACAATATCTTTCCAATAATTCATATATCTTCTTGCTTTTTTTTCTGATATAAAAACCATATGATAATTTTGATTTTCCTCACGTGTGCAATAATATACTTCACCAGTTTGCATACAAATATTTTTTATTTTATATGCTATCATCTACAATCTCCTCAATTTTATAATCTTCTATAGCTTGGTTTATAGCAGTAATTTTTTTTCTATCATCAGGAAAATAAAATCCTTTAACATTTCTAGGATATTTTTTACCATTTATTTTAATTGTAAATGCTCGTGGTATACCATCTATATCTTTAGCTACTCTTGAAATTTTAATTCTCATGTCTGTACCACTCCAAACTTATCTAATACATCTAATTCTTGTTGTGTTATATCCTGTACAGAATACACTTGTATTAGTGTATCATTACTAGTCCACCATGTATTTTTATCAAAACCTTCGTCTTCTTTAATATCTCCATAGACTTCCTCTATCAGTATCTTATCTTTAATAATTCCTGCATCATAATCAGATTGAGTACCCATAGAGAACCAAGAGTAATCATGGTATTCATGTTCTCCATCTTGGATTTTATATGTTACTAGGAACATCTTCATTCTCCTCTATTTTATCTTCATAAAATTGAACAGTAGCTACAACACCTCTTGTTGCACTTGTTACAACTTGAAAATCAACATCATAAAATTCATTATCAAGTCTATTTAATAGTTCATGTTCTGTTAGTTTATCCATCTTTAATATCCTCCTCTATTGAATTAACTAATACTCTAACATTATCTACATGGTTTTTTATTCTAGATAATTGTCCCTCTATTATATCTTTATCCTTTGTAGAAGTATTGTTAGTCTTGGATAAAGCTCTGATAACATGAATTAAATCCATGTCTAATATGTCATGTTCTTTACTTTCTGAATGTGAATAGTATTTAAAATCATATTCATGTATATCAATAGGTGTATTTCTTTTCTCAATAACTTCTTGTAGTTCTATTAAATCTCTAATCTTCATTGTCTATATCCTCTCTTATTTTGTTAAATGATTTATCAATTAATTCTTCATCTTCGCTAGGATTATCATCAAGATAATTTACTAATGCCCAACGAATGTTTTCTAGTGCTTGTTCTTTAGTCATTTATCTAATCCTCTTGTTAAGTACCCACCATACATTATTACGCCACCTATTCCTAGCATAATTATACCAAGAAGTAAAGACCATTCTGTATAGTTGTCCATTATTTTTATAAAACCTATAAAGGCAACAAAGCCACCAAACATATATAAAGCATCACTCATCTTCTTGTTCCATGATGTGATGTAGTCTATGATTAATAATATCTAATAACAGATGCGTAGCTGTTGTGCTTGTTGGTGCAGTATCATATGCTAAATCACAGGTAAATTGCTGTAATGCTGTAACCATGTTTGGAATGGTAACTTCCTCCTGTAATTCTTCTGTAACATCTAACAGTTCATCATAAATTAATTCTCTTTGTTGATAGTCTGTTAGTTTTTTCTTACCTATTTTAATTATTTTCTTTTTCATATCTATAATATCAGCACTCATTTACCTCTTCCTCTTATTGTTATGTCTAATTTCTTTCCTCGTTTATTTGTGTAAGCACAATTCACACGCTGATCAGGATACTTACTGTCTATTTGTTTCTTAACTTTCTTTAAACTCATAGCCTCTAGTGTTTCTGTTTGTCCATCTTTATCTGTTATTAAATAACTGTATCGCATCTATTCATAACCTCCCTCTACTATAGCTACATCACCTACAATAACATCATCTACTACTCTTTCTAATGTATTGTACCAAAGTAATGTAGCCTTATGATTAATCTTTTTATTATCTTTTAACTTACCCTCTTCATCTATCCACATTTCTAAATTCTTATCCAATGAAATTAGTTGTATTATATCGGTGTGTATGTGTGGATAAATTTCTTTAAAGGTTGGTGTATCTTTAAACTCAAAGGTATATTCTTCACCATTCTCTTTAATTATTTTTGCTGAATATTTTTTTATTATTCCATCAAACATTACTTAATTCCTCATTATCTAAATCAATTAACATATCTATTCTTTTCTTCTCACTAAACTCCTCACACTCTTGCCATAAATCTTCTTTATTTTCTCCAGTTTCAGTACATAAATCTTCAAATTTATTTTCACTTTCCTCTTCTGTTACTGTACTTTGTCCTGCCATTATAGCTTGATACTCTTGATAGATGTTATATGCTCTTTCAAATACTCTTTCTTGATATCTATCTTCTTTCATGCTTTGTACTTGTGGTGGTAAACTCATCTTACTCTCCGTTTTATTTATCATGTCTTATATATATACTATCTAATTATTTTTTTCAATCTATAGTTGTTATAGGTTTTTCTTATAATTAATAAGTGTAGAGTAAATCAACCATTCCTATTGGTATTTCATTACTCTACACTATATAAGACAGGTACAAGACCGAAGTCTATATGCACATAGCTATTATATATTTTTTCTTTCATCTGCTACTGCCTTATTTTTGTTGGCTTTGTTCATACTTGATTGTACCGAAGTACCAAGACGGGAATTAATTTAAGCATTTTTCCCGTATGTTTTTCATGCCTGCACCAACAAAACTTTATTATATATTCAACCTAACATATCTTTATAATAATTTCAATCTATATGTTGTATAGGTTTTTCTTATAATTAAATGGGCAAGAACTCGGTCTGCATATCGTTCAGTTCTTATTAAGTGAATTTGCCTAGGACACCTATCACACCCATTTTTGCAAACAGACTTCGCTGGTTAATGTACGGAAGTTTTTGCCATAACTGTTTACAATCTCTTTTTTTACCATTTTCTTACCAATTTGGTAATTTCTTTTTAACCTATTAAATCTTATCGAGAATTTCTTTTATCTTTCTAGTGTATCTTACCCTACCAAACACCTCTAAAGGCTACTCCTTGCTCATTTATGAACTACTTTTTACAGGTTTTTATAAGTAACTGCACAAATTAAAATTCCTGCTATCAAATATGTTAAATGAAAGATTGAAGTTGCACTATCTCCACTCATGAAAAGTAAACCAAAAAGATTTACTATAGCTACACCAAAACCAAAATAAAAAATAAACCTAATCATTTTATAAACTCTATTATTATTTTCTTGACTGTTCCCTCTTTATCTTTTACTGCATAGACTGGATAACTTCCATCTCCATAGCCTGTATTAGATGCTATGGCAAAATCCCAACCACCTTGTTTTAATTGATGTTTGTTCTGTATAGTTAAATGACATATATTATTATAGGAAAAATCGTTATCCTCTTTTTTTACATAGTCATTAGCTTTATAATTTGTTAAATAGCATGGGTCAACTACTATAATTTGACCACTATCAACTGTTATATTACCTATTAATTTTTTCATTTTATCACTCTTCCTTTTTTCTTTATTGCCTCTATAATAGTGTTATCATTATTATGATTATAACATTTTAAACAATCAATACATTTTTGACCTGTACAATTTTGTTCTTTAGTAAACTTATCATAGTCTACATTGTTAAATGTTTTATCAAAATATTGTGGTATATCTCTGATATCTATAGGTTTATTTGTTATAGGATTGCTATAGACTAGTATTAAATTACTAGGTTTTTTATTGTTATCAAAATATTTTTTAATAATATTTTTTCTTTTACTCCACAAGGCAAAATTAGTTTTTGGATTATGTTTACATATAGATACTAGGTTCTGTAAATGTAATTCATTTATTAATTCTCCATGTGCATTAAATCTAAAATATAAATCATTTATTATTGGTACTTGATTATCTATATAATGTTTACTTAATAAATCAGAATTCCTTTGTAAAGCACCTTGATTATTTTTTCTAAAACTGGTAAGCATATCATGACTATAGCATTTAGTACAAATAATTTTTTTATTCTTACTTTTATACATCTTAATACAGAATTCATTGGTAACTGTATTAGTATTTACAGCACGAAAGTCTTTTAATTTACCAGTCATAATTGATATATGAACACTCATTATTTTATACTCCAGTTATTATATATAGACACTAACATAAATACATAAAGATGTCAAGTAAAAAGAAAAGACTAGTAAAATTAATTACTAGTCTAATCTTTCGGAGTAAACTTCTATTGATTGGCAAATGAATTATTATTTACATCAAGTATATATTTATTTACTCTTGTTTTTCCTTTTCTATTATAGTTAGGATAGTACCAGTTTCTAGTTCCTTTTGTTATTCTAGTAAATCCCTCTTGACTTAATCCTCCACTTGTAATTGATACTGAATAGCCATTATCTAGTTCTTTATTTCTTCTATATCTAGTTGCCTTTATTTCTTTTACATATGGGAATGTTTTAGATAGTCTTAAGTAACTTAAATGTTTTAGTTGTGTTTGTAATTTATTAAACATAATTTTATAACTCCAATTAATTAATGATATATAACACTAACATAAATATATAAAGATGTCAAGTAAAAAAAAGACTAGCAAAATTAATTACTAGTCTTTAAATATAAGCTGTAGAATTAGTCTTGATTAATTTGTTCTTTTATCTTTTCTATAATGTTCTGATTATCTTGTTCAGTATCAGTATCAATATCAGTATCTAATATTTCTATTTCTTTAGGCTCTTTTTTGCTATAGTCTATAAATGTTATTTGCATTTTTTTAATCTCCTATTTCTTGTGTAAATTCATTTAAAATTGCATTACCTTTTTTAGTAATATGATAATCTATTTTTAATTCTTTATTTAAAAGGCTATCACTTATTCTATAGGCAATCATACTATCATTAGATGTTGTTACAACTTCATTACCAAAATGTAATTGAAATTTTGGATTACCATTTATAGAATTGTTTAACCTTTTTATTCCAGTAAGTTTTTTTGTTGCTTTCATTTTTTATACTCCAATTTAATTAATGTTATAAT